AGTCCCTGGACATCGCCAAGGAGTCGTGGGGTAAGGCCGTCGAGCTGGCACAGGCCGTCCCCGAGCTTGAGGCCGAGATCGCCCGCATTCGCCGGACGAACGGTGATCAGGAGTTCGCCCTCCTCAACGGCGCCCGGTACCGCATCGCTGCCGCGACGGGCCGCGCCGGCCGTGGCCTCTCGGTAGACCTCCTGATCCTGGACGAGCTTCGGGAGCACACGTCGTGGGAGGCGTGGGCCGCTCTGTCGAAGACGACGAGCGCCCGCCCGAACGCACTCATCGTGGGCATCTCCAACGCTGGCTCCGATCACAGCGCCGTCCTCAACTCCCTGCGGGAGATAGCCCTCTCGGATTCTGACCCCCGCGTCGGGATCTTCGAGTGGAGCGCGCCCGACGGCGCCGCGCTGGACGACATGCAGGCGTGGGCCGCGGCTAACCCGTCGCTCGGCTACACCCTCCAGGCCGACGCGATCCGGATGTCCATGGCAACGGACCCGCCGGCGGTCTTCCGCACTGAGGTCCTGTGCCAACGCGTCGAGTCCCTGAACGGCGCTATCGACCCCGCGCAGTGGAGCGAGGGCGCCGACACGGCCGCCGTCATGGACGACGTCCGCGACCGCGTGGCTCTCGTCCTCGACGTCTCGCCGGATCTCCACCACGTAAGCCTCCTGGCCGCGGCACAGCGCGACTCCGGGGCCGTCCAAGTGGAGGTTGTGGCCGCGTGGGACTCGCCGGCGGCCATGCGCCGCGACTCCGGCGACCCCGACGCTCCCGCTTCGCTGGCGGAGTGGGCCGCCAAGGTCAGCCCGCGCGCCCGTGGATTCTTCCCCACCGGCCCGGCCGCCGCGCTCGCCACCGAACTCAAGGGCCTCGGCTTCGAGCCGCTCACGGGCGCTGACGTCGCCGTGGTCTGTCAGGAGTTCGCGGAGCTAGTCGCGGCTCGCCGCCTCATCCACCCCGGCGACCCCTTGCTTACAACGCAGGTCACCTCGGCCACCCGGTCGTACTCCGGCGATGGCTGGCGGTTCACCCGTCCCCGCGCGGGCGGCTACGTGGACGCGGCCTACGCCGCCGCTGGTGCCGCGTACCTCGCCCGCAATCTCCCGGCCCCTGTTGGCCGGCCTCGCCTCATCGTCGCCAACTGACGACCCGGCGCAGCTCCACGAATCCAACGAACGCAACGAAACGGAGCGCCCGAACATGGGTTGGTTTTCCCGCGTCTTCGGGCGCGATCCCGTCGTCTCCTACGCCCTGGAGACCGAGGCCCGCGTCGCGGCCTTCGCTGTGGACTCAACGTCCATTCCCGCTCAGGTCCTCGGCTTGACGGCGTACTCCGATCCGGTTGCCAAGGCCGCGCCGGTCACCCGAGAGATCGCAATTCAGGTCCCCGCGGTGAAGCGGGGCCGCGATCTCATCGCCGCGACGATCGGGCAGCTCCCGGCGGACGTCCTCGACGGTCGCAAGAAGGTCACCCGCAACCCCCTTCTCGATCAGCCCGAGAGGCACAAGGCCCGCGTCATCACCAGGACGCTCACCGTGGAGGACCTGATCCTCTACGTCAAGTCGTGGTGGCAGGTCATCGAGCGGGACGGTGCGGGCTGGCCGACGTTCGTGAAGCGCCTGAATCCGCTGGAGGTGGACGACGGCTCCGGCTGGCCGTTCACTCCGGAACTCCGCGACTACGAGACCGAGCCCGGCAAGGTCTACGTCAAGGGCAGGCACGTCCCCGACGCCGACCTCATCCGGTTCGACTCGCCCAACGAGGCGCTCCTCTACGCGGGCGCCCGCGCCATCCGCACCGCGCTCCGCCTGGACGCCTCGGCCGCGAACTACGCCGAGGGCGTCCCGCCGGCCGACTACTTCGAGCCGCGCGAAGGCGCCGACCCCGTTGATGACGACACGGTGCAAGCGATTCTCGACGCCTGGAAGGCCGCGCGTCAGAGGCGCTCCACCGCGTACGTCCCGGCGGCCCTGAAGTACAACCTCACAGGGTTTGACCCGCAGAAGCTCCAGCTCCAGGAAGCGCGCCAACACGCGGTCGTTGAGATCGCCCGCGCGCTCGGCATCGACCCCGAGGCGCTCGGCGTCTCCACCACGTCGCGCACGTACTTCAACGCGTTCGACAAGCGCAAGGAGTTCACGGACTTCGTCCTGAGTCCGTACGTCGCCGCGATCGAACAGCGCCTGTCCATGGGCGACGTCACCCGGCGCGGCCACGTCGTGAAGATCAACCTCGACGCCTTCCTGCGCAGCTCCGCGAAGGAGCGCTACGAGGCGTACGAGATCGGTCTCCGCGTCGGCGCTATCGACGGCGCCGACGAGGTCCGCGAGCTGGAGGACAAACCCCCGCTCAAGAAGGCGAACGAGCCCGCGCCTGCCGCGCCGGCCGAGCCTTCAGATTCCGAAGGAACACCACCCGTGACGAACTCTGCGACGTTCGACGCGCCGGAACTGGAGGTCACGTTGGAGGCCACGGCCCCCGGCGTGACGTTCAAGGTGGACCGCGAGTCCCGGACGATCACCGGCCTTGCCGTGCCTTATGGCGGCGCGGTGGCCAAGTCCGGCGGCATGTCGTGGTCCTTCTCCAAGGGCACGTTGACCTACGCCGACGCGAAGCGCGTCAAGCTCCTGATCTCCCACGACTGGAGCCGCGCCGTCGGGTACGCCTCCAAGCTCGAGGACACCGACGAGGGTCTGTTGGCCTCGTTCAAGGTTGCCCGAGGCCCCGAAGGTGACTTTGCCCTTCAGATGGCCGAGGACGGCGTCTACGACGGCCTGTCTATCGGCGTCGCCGGCGGTGGTCGCTTCGACGTGAAGGACGGCGTCAACCACGCCGTTTCCGCTCCCCTCGTGGAGATCTCCCTCACTCCCGCCCCGGCGTACGACGCCGCGCGGGTCACTTCAGTCGCCGCCGAGGCGGCACACACCCGAAAGGACTCCCCTGTGGAGAACGAGAACAAGACCGAGGCCGTTGAGGCCCCGGCTGTGACCGCCTCGGCTGAGCAGGCCGCCCCGGTCATCAACGTGGAGGCCCCGAAGTTCGAGGGTCTCGCGGAGGCTATCGGAACCGCGATCGCCGCGGCGCTCCCGAAGCCCGAGGACAAGCCGGAGGTCGTGGCGGCGGGCGTTGAGGCCGCGGTCGTCAACGAGCCCCTTCCGTACCGCTTCGACGGTGTCCGGGGTCAGCACGACTTCAGCTCGGACCTGTTCGAGTGCGCCAAGAAGGGCCGCGACGCTTCCGACGCGGGCGTCCGGCTGGACAAGTTCATGTCCGCCGCGTTCGCCGTGTCCAGTCCGAACGTCTCGACGCTGAACCCGGCGCGGAACCGTCCGGACATGTACGTGGACCAGCTCGACTACTCGACGCCGCTGACCGACGCAATCCGCAAGGGCACCCTCGCGGACCAGACGCCGTTCGTCCTGCCGAAGTTCAACAGCTCGGCCAACCTGGTGGGCGACCACACCGAGGGCCAGGCCCCGACGGCCGGTAGCTTCACTGCGACTTCGCAGACGATCACGCCGACCGCGATGTCCGGCAAGGTGGAGATCACCCGCGAGGTTGTGGATGCCGGCGGTAACCCGCAGGTCTCCGGCCTGATCTGGCGGCAGATGCTCCGCGCGTGGAACGAGGCCCTGGAGGCCAAGAGCGCCGCACTGCTCGACGGTGCCGACCCGGCCGACCTGGCGACCCTGGCCGCGGGCGCGGCGGATGACGTCCTCGCCAACGCGATCCTCGCTGGCCTGGCTGGCCTGCAGTTCGCCCGCGGCGGCGCGCGCATGCGTGACTTCTTCGTTCAGGAGGACCTGTACAAGGCCCTCGCGGCGGCGGAGTACACCGACGGTCGGAAGATCTTCCCATTGATCACCCCGCAGAACGCGGTGGGTCAGGCGGCCGGTGACTTCGGCTCGCTGAGCGTGGGCGCGTACGTCGCGCGGCCGGCGTGGGCACTGGGCGCGACCGGCACCGTCTCGCAGGACTCCTACCTGTTCAACCGCGACGACGTGCACCTCTGGGCGTCGGCC